TTACTTGTTGACCTGGCTCTTCTTGTCCTCCAGGTACTTGTCCGCCTGGATTGCGGCGACGGTGAAGCTGTTGTTCTGCCACCAGGCCACCAGCGCGGCCACGGTGGTGATGCCGGCGGTGACCAGCTGCTCCACGGTGGCGCTCTCGATGGGCAGCACGGGCTTGCCGCAGGCGCTCAGCACCTGATTGGTCAGGGCCAGCAGCAGGACAGCAGTGCGGGTGATGGTACCGGCGGAGATGGTGGGTGCGGTGGGCTCGGTATAGGTATGTGCTTTCATGATATGCCTTTCTCCCGGCATCGCCGGGCTCAGTGTTATGCGTGAATTCTCTTCATCTCGAAAAACGAATCGGCTCACGCGACATCGCTATCACGGATGGGCAGGGTCTTGGCGCGGGTGTACAGTTCCGTGCCCGTGCCGTTGCCGCCCAGCGCGTGATAGCTCTTATACAGATATTCCAGATTTTTCAGGCCGGAGGTGTCGATGCCGTCCTGCTGGATGTAGTAGGTGCAGGACTGGTAGAGGCGGTCGTGCATGATGGCCAGCAGGCCGTCCTTGATGGTCCGGTACTCGGTGACCTTCTTGATCAGGTAGCCCCAGCCGATGCCCAGCAGCCAGATGGCACCCTCCATCCAGTGGGCAGCGATGTAGGCAAAAACTTGCTCCATTGGTATCACCCCCTTACTGCGTCCAGCGGCTTTTGTTGGGCCGGGTGTCCACATGCACCCAGCCCTTGGTGCGTCCGGCCTTGACCGGGTAGCGGCCCACGCCGCCCCAGCCGGGCAGCAGGCTCTCGGCGTAGGCGGCCACGTCCTCGACGGACACGCCCGCCACCTGGATGTCCGCCGCCCGGCCCAGCAGGTGCTGGCTGCTCTTGGCCCCACCCACGGCCGCGTTGTGGGCCGCCGTGCGGTACCCGCTGGTGATCGTGATGGGCTTGCCAAAGTGCTCCCGGATGCACTGCAAAAGCACCACAAGGCTTTCGTCAATCATCACGACGTCGCTGCCGTCGCGGCAACGGAACTCGCGCACCTTAAAGCCCGGTGCCAGCTGCTTGGCACCGTCCTTGGCAAGACTATACTGTTTGATCGCCATGTCCTCACGTCCTTCCCGCCGGTCAGGCACCGGTCTTTTCGGCCAGCAGCTCGGTCAGCTCCTTATACTCGGCCTCGGTGATGCGGTTCGTGGCGTAGAAAACATCCAGCTTCTCCGCAAGTTTTGCGGTCTGGCCGCGCTCGATCATGCGCTTCAGGGTGCGATATAACATAGGTTTGTCCTCCTTATCAGTCCGTTGTGTTTGTGTCTGTGTCGTCCAGCCCCTGCTCCAGCAGGGTCAGGCGGTAGTCGGCGTCCACAACCATGGCGTCCGTGTCCGCCTGCGCGGCCTGCGTTTCTGTCAGCAGGTCGGCAAGTGTGGGGTAGTGGTAGCCGTCAATCCAGAGTTCCAAAGGGAACACTGTTTTGTATGGATAAACAACATGAAGGATGCCGTTTGTTTGGAATGTGATTGTAAAATTGATGTCACAGTCATAAGTTGTCGTGCCACCGCGTGCAATGCTTTTTTCAGTGTTATTACCGTAGCTGTTGTACTTGCCTTTGGTAATGCATATCTTATCAACATTGCCTGGAATCTGAACATCCCAAGTTGTGAATTTGTTAGGAGACGTCACATGGGTGTTCCACACCAGTCGCGCCTCCGACTTGACCGCCACGGCGGCAGCGATCTTATCATTGAGGGTCTTGCCGCTGAGGGTGCCGTCCTCGTCCACGTCCAGATAGTCGCCCACCTTCACGCCGCCCAGCTGGTCCGCCGTAGCGGGCGGCAGGGTGTACGGCGTGCCGAACTTTTGGTCGGCCTCTTTCTGGCTGTACACTTCCGTTTTCGAGTAGGTCTCCTCCCGGCTGTACACCTCCGTCTTTGCGTAGGTCTCGTTCTTGCCGTAGGCTCCCACATCCGCCGCCGTCAGGGCTGTGTCCTTTCCGGTTCCTCCGTGTTCCACGCCCAGCACGCCGGTCATCACATCCAGTGCCGTGGTGTCCTTGGTCTGCAGCGTCCGTGTGCTGCCGTCGCCCATGGTCAGGGTCAGCGTCCGTCCGGTCAGCTGGATGCTTTTCACATAGCCCGCACTGTCCTCCGGCACTGCGTCCACATCCCCGGCTGTCAGGGTCACCACACCGCCCTTGCCGTTCACGCTCTTCACCGGCCCGTCCGCCGGTGCCGTTTTCTCCGCCCGATCGGCTGCCGCCTCGGCCCGGGCTGCGCCGCTTTCTGCCGCTTTCTGTGCCGCCCCGGCCTGTCCGGCCGCCGTCACCGTTTCTGTCCGTGCCGCCTCGGCTCTCTTCGCATCCTTCGCGGCCGCACCTGCGCTGTTCCGCGCTTCCTGCGCGCTGGTCGCCGCACTGTTCGAGTACGCCAGTACCCGCGCCACAAAGGTCTCGTACTGTGTTGGGCTGATCTCCGCGTCGCCGTCGGTGGCAAGCGTCTCATAGCAGTCGTATTTTGCCGGCCGTGTCAGCGCCCGGAAGCCGTCCTCGCCCAGGGCCAGCAGCATCCAGCTGCCGCAGCTCGACGCGGTAAACTCCTTGCCCACCGCGCAGCTATGCGCTTCGTTCAGCAAAATGGGGGCAGGCAGGGTGCCGTCCTGCCGCTGGATGTGCAGCGTCACGCTCTTGCCCTGCCAGCTCTCCGGCAGGGTAAATTCCAGCCGCTCTACGTTCGCGCTGCTCTGCCCGCCCAGGTGCAGCACCTTCATCTCCGGGGCAAACTCCACCCCGCCGAATCGCTTTTCCACGATCCTTACCTGCATGGTCTTTTCCTCCTTCCGTTTTTCTCCCAGTCTACCGTCCCGCTGCCCCGCAAAAAACCGTGTACTTTTACAAAAGCACCCCGGCAGGTCTTGCCCGCCGGGGTGCTTTCTATGGGTGACAAAACGTCACCGGATGGCTGCCACTTGGTCGCCACTTGGCTGCCACTTGGTTGGCATCTGGTTGTCACCGCAGCAGTGCATACGGGTCCTCTTCCGGTTCCGCCTGTGCCGCCTTCTCCGCCGCTTTTTCCCACTGTGCAAAGGTCTTTTCCGTGTACAGGGCCTTCCCGTCCGCGTCGGTCAGGGCCAGCAGCACGTCGGCCAGCTGCTGCTTGTCCGCATTGCTGCCCGCCAGATACTCCGGCTTTGCCAGCTCGGTCAGCTTGCTCTTCAGGCTGCTCGGCGTCCGTCCGGCCTTCATCAGCCGGTCGTACTCGGCCTGCACGTCCTGCGCCTTCCGGCTGTCCACCGCCTCGCTCAGGTCCGCGTACATGTCGCCCGCGTCGCCCTTCAGCAACGCATCTGCTTTAACATTGATAGCACCTTCGCTTCCCTTTCCGTCTCGGTTATCTCCTGTCACCATGTCAATAACTTTACTTCTCCTTTCTGCATCCTCCTTCACATTCTTCCGGATTCCCATCACGTCATACACATCACTGATGATTTCCTGTGTCAGCCTCACGCGGGTTTCATCGTCTCCCGCATTTCGTGCTTTTGCCGCAGCCTCCACTTTTTTGTCGTATTTTACCAGCCGCGTTTTCAGCTGCTTGTAGATCTCGTCCTCCTTTCCCATGGCCACCAGTTTCTCCACCGCCGCCTGTGCCTCGTCCGCGTCGCCGCTGGCATAGGCATTGTACAGCCGGTCATACTGCCCGGTCGCGCTCTCCGGCAGGCTGTTGAAGCTAAATTTTCCGCCCTGCGCCACGTTCTGCGCATCGTCCCAGTACCCGCGCACTGCGTCCACCATCTTCCGGCCGTTGCCGTAGGGCACCCCCACGATCTCAAAGCCGTTTTCGATCAGGGCCATGCCCTTCTCCATCAGCTTCTTGTGGTGCTTTTCCAGCTCCGCCTCGTCCATCTCGCTGGTGTCCTTCTTCAGCTCCGCCGTAAACTTCACCACATCCGACGCCATGTCGTTTACCGCGCTGATGTTCGTGGCGCTGATCACGTCGTAATCCTTGCCCTCGATGGCGTTGTCGATCAGGCTGTACAGCTCGCTGCCAAACAGGAAGTTGCCCATCGTGCTCTCGGTGGACAGCGAGAAAAAGCGGCTCACCATGCTCTTCAGGGTCACGTCGCCGTTCTCGTCCTGCTCCCGGTCCCACCGGTGCAGCAGGAAGTCCGCGCCGATCTTCATCATGGCAAACACCGCCACCTGCGCCGCCTGGCTCAGGATGGCCCGGTCCCGCTGCTTTGTCGCCCGCTGCAGCTCTGCCTTGTTCGCGTCGCTGGCGTCCGCCTTGTACCGCGCCGCCTGCGCTTTCCAGTCGCCCACCGCGTCGATCAGGATGCCCGCATTCTGGAAGCGCTGGGTCGTGAACATCGTAAAGGTCTTTACCATCTCGTCCGGGTTGCGCTGGATGCCTGCCCGCTGCATCACGGTGTAGTTCGGCTGGGTCTGCTCGATCACCTTCTGGTAGGTGCGGTTCACCGCCTCCCAGTATGCCGGGCTGCCGGTCTCTCCCGCGCCCTCGAATTCCGCCGCGTGGTTTTTGACATAGGCCTTGCTGCCCTCCCACAGGGCTGCCACCGTGATCTCGTCCATGCCGTTGATCCACCCGGTCAGCCATCCGGGCACCTTGTCCATGCCCTTCTGCACCAGCGTCTCCCGCTTGCCGATGCTCTGCAGCTCGCCTTTTCCGGTCCCGCGCTGCCGCCACTGCAAAAGCACGTCCCCGTGCTCTGCAATTTCTGCTTTCAGCGCTGCCTTCTGCTTCGATTTCACAAAGGGCACCACCGACGTCATAGTGTCCCTCACAAATGGCATCACCGACGCCATGGTGTCCCCGCCCAGCACGGCCGCCGCCGTCGGCAGGCTCGCCGCCTGTGCAATGGCCACGCCCGGGTTCAGGGTCAGCACCGCCCCCGCGTAGTTGCCCCGCAGCGTGCTCAGCATCCGGCTCACGCCGTTGGAGCGGTGCCGCTGGGTGGTCTGCAGGTCGGTCATCAGATCGTCCAGGTAGCTCACGGCCTTCGTGCCCCACTGCTCCTTGATCACGCCATTTTTCAGGGTCTTCACGCCGTCCCGGGTCTCCACCCCTGCGTTCAGGATCTTCTGCACGTCCCGGATGGGCGCGGCCAGTCCCGCATAGGCTGCCGTGTCCCGCAGGCTGCGCTGCACCACGCTCGAGCACTCTTCCAAAAGGATGGGCTTGCTGCTCTTCACACGGTTCTTCAAAAAGCCCCGGCCCTCAATGGTCGCGTCCAGCTTCACTCCGTCGATCTCGGTCGCCAGTGCAGCCTTGTCCACCGCAATGGGGTAGTAGTTCTGCACGGTGGCCCGCTTGTAGCCCACCAGCTGTAGGCTCGTCTCGTTGATCAGCTTCGTGGTGTAGTTTCCAAAAAACTCCTTCATGTCCGCGCACCACGCCCGGTCGTAGTCGGTCATGGCCGCTTCCAGCGTGTTCAGGATGGTGTCCGCCATGGCTTCCCCGTGTCCGTCGCTCAGCATGCCCAGCTGCACCAGCTGTCCCTTCTGGTAGGCCTGCTCCACGTCGCCCTTGCTGTACAGCTGCGCATCCGGCACCACCATGCCGCCGGTCATCAGGTGCTCCCGGCTGTCCTTGTTCTGCAGGTGCATGTACAAACTGCACAGCTGCGCATGGGTCAGCGGCACCGCGTTGTGGTCCGTGTCTCTCAGGCCCACGTCCACAAGGTCCGCACCCGGCCCGGCAAAGGCCTGCGCTTCCTTGGCGTGCTTTGCGCCCGTCACGTCCGCAAACAGCTTCTCGCCCTCGATGGTGATCTTCGTCTGCCGGTACTGGCCGTCGTTCAGCATCTGCCCGATCTTCTCCATCTGGCCGCCGTTCTTGTAGCCGCCCAGCATCCGCAGCACCCGCTCGGCCCCCAGCATGTCCAGGTTGTACTTGGTCAGCAGGTTCTGCAGCCCGTCCAGCGCCCCGCCGGGGTGGTTGCCCTTGCTCAGCGTCACCTCATAGGCTGCCTCGTCCGCGATCTTGCTCACCTCTTCGGCCTTCGCAAGGCTCACGGTCTTGTTTTCGTTCCGGATCACATGCAGCGTCGCGCTGGTGATGGCCTTCAGCATCCGCATCTGGTCCACCGTCATGGGCAGGTAGGTGCGGCTCTCGGTCTCCCGGATCCGCTTGCGCAGCCGCTCCTGCAAGGCCAGTGCCTTCTCGCTGTAGGGCAGCTCCTCAGCCTCGGCCAGCTTTGCCTGTAAGTCGGCCAGCTTTGCATCCTTCCACGCCGTCAGGTCGGTCTGCAGCGCCGTGATCAGCTTCGGCACCCCGGTCTGCTCCCACTCGGTGGTCATGGCCGTGGGGCTGCCCTCGCTGCCCATGCTCGCCTGGATGCTGTTCTGCAGCCGCGTCAGCTGGTTCACAGCCCGGTCGTTCAGCACGGTCATGTCGGCGATCTTTGCCACCTCCGCCGCCTGCACGATCAGCCGCTGGCTCACATACTTGCCCTTGTTCGGCCGCAGCACCATCTGGTTCAGCGCCGCCGCATCCTGCCGGATGCCCCGCTTCAGCTCGTCCATCTTCCGGCCGTCCCGCGCTTTCTGCACCCGCTTCTCGGCCACCCGCTTCGCAATGGCAATCTCCTCATCCCGCTGCTGGCGTGCCACCTCGGCGGCCAGTGCGTTCCGCTGCGCCTGCTTCTGCTGCCAGGCCTCGGCCTTCCGCTGGTTCTCTTCCTCCCATTCCATGATCTCGTTTTCCTGCACGATCAGGCTGTACTCGGCCTTGTCCGCACGCCGCTGCTCGTCCCGCACCTGCCGGGCAAGGTCGGCGTTCTCGCCCCGCAGCTGCCGCACCTCCAGCCTTGCCTCGTCCCGCATCTGCTGCAGTTCGGTCCGCATCCGCTTGCGTTCGGCTTTCCATTCCCGCTCGTAGGTCTCCCGCAGCACGGTCAGCTTCTCGTTCAGATCGCCCACGTTGCTCACGTCCACGCCCAGCAGTTCCAGGTTCGCGTCCAGCTGCTTTTCCGCTTTCGCGTTCCGCTTCTGCAGCTCGCTCACATGCTGCACCTCGGCGTTCCGGCCCGCTGTGCGCTGGTTCTCGGCCAGCCGCCGGTTGAATTCCCGGCTCTGCACCTTCTGCACGCCCCGCAGGCCCTTTTCCACCTCGGCCGCCCGCGCCGCGTCTCCGGCAGCCGCCTTCGCCGCTTCCAGGTTGTGCCGCTGGATGCCCTCAAAAATAGCCTCGGCATCGGTCAGCTGGGGCAGCTGCATGATATCCCCGATGATCCTGCCCGCCAGCTCCATTCTGGCGTCCTCATACTCGGCCTTGTCCGCAAAGCGGCTCATGGTCTTCGGCTTGATGGCGTCGTGCAGGTTCATCAGCACGTCCAGCCACTCGGTGCTCTCGAAGCTCTGACTGCCCGCCACACCGGCCTGCTCTGCGGCCTGCTTCCACAGCGCCTTGGCTCCATCGGTCACGCCGCCCACGGCGCGGTCATCATTCACAAGGCTCTCATACTGCTCCGCCGGGTTGCCGTCCCGCACGCCTTCGGCCTGCCGCAGGGCCACGCCGTGGCGCCGTGCCTCGGCCACCGCCTCGCTCCAGCTGCCGTACCGCTTCACAAGCTCGGCCTTTGCCTGCCCGTTCCTGTTCACGGTGTACTCCAGCTTGTGCAGTTCCGGGTACTCGTCCCACAGCTCGCTGTTGCGGTACATTGCCCCGTCCTGGATCTCTCCTGCCAGCGTCTCCGCCAGCGCCTCGGCCTTCTCCATGTCCGCGCCGTCCGCCTTCAGGTAATTCACCAGCACTTCGGTCTCTTCTGCCAGCTTCGCCCGGTCGGTCTTGCTGCCGTTTGCCTTCAGCCAGCGCCCGGCCAGTTCCTCCACCGCGCTCCGGCTTACTGTCACGCCCCGCGTCAGCCCAAAGAACTGGCTTAGTGTGTCCAGCGCCGCCGCCTTCTCGGCGATCACCCGGCTGGCCTGCTGCTGCTCGTTCCGCTTCGCGTCCCGGCTCGCCTGTTCTGCCAGCTGGTAGCGGAATCTTGCCAACTCGCTTTCCTGTGCCAGCTCCCCGGTCCTGTAATAGTCCCGGATTTCCCGCACCACCTTGTCCGCATCCACACGCCCGCTGTATTCCTTGCTGGCGGCAACCCTGCCGTCTGCTGTGGAGATGTCCAGCGTGAACTGCCCGCGCTCGCCGCTCAGCTGCTCGGCCATTTTCCGGATCTGTTCCAGCTGCTGCGCCGTGGGGGCCGTGTCCGCCGAAATGTCCACGCCCGGTGCCTCGGCCATCACACGCACATTGCCGTCCAGCAAAAACTCATTCAGAGCTTCCGTGCCGTTCTTCACTTCCGCCGGGCCGAACACCTCCAGAATTTCCCGGTGGTCGGTGTCCCGGCTACGGTCATTCTGGGCAAAGTCCAGCATCTGGCCGTCCGGCAGAATGTACCCTGCCCGCCGGAATTCTTCCGTCACGCCGAACTGCTCCTTCGCCAACATCCGCCGGTACTCCGCATTGCCGCCGTACGCTTTGGCTCTGGCATTGTAGGCGTTCTGTGCATCCTTGGCCTGGGCGTCCTTCCGCTGCTGCAGACGCTCATTGGCTGCTTTCATCTGCTCCGTCAGGGCGCTGTCCCGCTCTTCCAGCGCGGCCAGGCGGCTGTTGTACTCCTTGCGCTTTGCAAGGTAGTCCTGGTATTCTGCGCTGTCCCGGTAGGCCTTGCCCTCTGCGGAAAAAACGCCCAGCGCCTTTTTCTTTGCCTCGATCCGCTGCACTTCGGCACTGTTCAGCCATGCACTGCGTTCTTCCTTCAGGGCACTGCGCTGCTTGGTCAGCTGCTGCTGTTCGGTGCGCAGCTTTGCCAGCTCATCCTGCTCCGCCAGCTGATAGCGCACATTTTTCTGCACAGCTGCATTGTTTTCCTTGCTTTTGGCAGAGGTTTGTGCTATAGTAGTGTCAGAAGATACTTCCTGAGCATCCGCAAGGGTGCTCCGCACAGCTTTCGGGAGCTGTGTGGGAGTATCTTCTTTTTTTGTCATATTTCCCTCAGTGTCAAACGTCACATAGCTTCCATCTGTCCAGCATACCTCATGAACATAGAAATTCTTCATGCCATTCTGCCGGGTGTATTCTCTTACAATCACGCCTTCATACAGCTTTGTTCCGTCAATTTCGACGGGCGCTGCAAAGACATAAGTATCATACCCTCGTCCCTGCCAGTTTTGCTCATACCCGATTTGCTTTCCTTTTTGAATTACTTCGGGGACTGCAGCAACCGCAACCTGTTTTGCTTTGCTGTTCCCATGCTGCACCGTTGCACGTGCACCGCTCTTTGTCAACTCCACCGTTCCGAAGTTTTCACGAATCACTTTGTTTCCTATAGAATCAAAGAATTCTTCAACATTGGAAATGTTTTCGTTTCGCGTTTTTCCGAAAGACACCTCTGTTCCTTCGATTGTCGCCACCGGTTTCATTTCTTCCAATTCGTCCAGATGGCCGTTCATCTGCTCCACCAGAGAATCTTTTCCCTCGTGCAGCTGGAACCGCACCCCCTGCGCCGCACCCTCACTCTTGAGGGCTGCGGCGTTTTCTTTTGCCGCGCGCAGGGCGTCCATGGCCTTTTCCGCGTGGGCAAAGTATTCCTCCTGCAGCGCCCGTTTCTCGGCCTCGGCCAGCCGCTGCGCTTTCAGGGCGGCTTTGTTCTCCGGGTCGTTTGCCAGCACTTCCTTTGCCCGGCTCACGATGTCGGTCAGAAGGTTCTTCACCGCGTTCATCACTTTGCGGATGGTCCCCGCCCGGCCCGCGTTCTTCTCTGCCTGCCCGCGCTGGAACTCCACCCACCGCTTGAAGCTCTCCTCGCTGTCAAAGATGCCGCGCCAGGCGTCCGCCACCAGTTCCTCGGCTGCTTCGCCGTAGGTCAGGTTCTGCTGTGCGTAGTCGGTCAGTTTCGCCCGGATCAGATCGTCGATGTTCTCAAAGCCCTCGCTCTTCGCAAGGTATTCCAGCACATGCTGCTGCACCGCTTTTGCGCCCTCGGCGTCCAAAGCGTTATACCAGTGCCAGTCCTCGTGCAGCACGGTGCCGAAAATGTCTCCCGCACTGTCCGCAAAAAAGATCTGTCCGGCAGCCGTGTCCACATAGGCCTTCACCCGCTCATCGCCTTCCAGCACTGCCTTCAGCACCGCATCGGTGTCGGTCGCCCGCGCGTTCAGCTCGATCAGCTTTGTGGCTACCTCGTCTGCCGTGCGCATGGTGCCTTTGTACAGCACCCGTCCGCTGCCGCTCACGCTCTTTGCGCTCAGCGCACCGCCCGGTGTCCCGGTCTGCACGGCCCCGGCTTCCGCTTCGCCCTTGCCCTGCAGCCACGCGATCTTCAGCGCCGCTTCTCCGCCGGGCTGTGCCAGCACATAGTCCGTGTTCACCGCAAGGCCGTTCATACCCTTCGCCAGCTCCATAGCCTTGTCAAAAGTGGTCACGTCCTCCATCTGTCCCAGCCGGTACAGGCTGGAGGCCGCCGCCGCATACCGGCTCTCGTCCGCAATGCCCGTCGGCATGTTCCGGCTCAGCGTCTGTGCCGCGCCCTCGCTTACCTTCCAGCGCAGCAGCTCCCGATGTACGCTGCTCTTCTGCGCGCCCTCGCTGCGCACTTCCAGCCCGGCCGTCTCCCGCAGGGCTGTCGGTTCCGCCTGCTGTGCAAAGGCTCCCTCACCGAGGGAGCTGTCGAGCGAATGCGAGACTGCGGGAGTTTCCACCGTTTCCCCGGCGTTTTCCACCCGCTGACCGTTGACATCCCCCGCCTGCTGTGATACAGTTGTGTCGGCGGAAGTATCTGCACTTAACGTTCCGGACGTGTCTCTGGGGTCGGCAACGGCATCCATAGAGGGCTGCAGAGCTTTCGCTATTTCTTTTTCCGGCACTCCTACTGAAGATAAATACTCAGATACAATAAAGTTTTTACTTTTCTTTGTATCACAGACGGCTTCCACAACAATGTGGGAGCCGTCTATTTTTTTCTCAAAGATCACAATGGGCGCTTTTTTACGGCTCCCAGTATAATATCCGTCCGCTTTTCGCGTTGCCAGATACGCATTGTCAAAGTGGTTCAGTACATACGCTGCCCGCGCCACATCCGCGCTCTCCTTCATGGTGCCGTCGGCGCTGCCGTCCCCGCCTGCGTGCCGGTTGGTGATGTGTTTCACCGCGTTGGCATCCATCATCGTCACCTTGCCCACCTTGTCAAGGCCGGTCAGCTGCTGCATGGCGTCCCGCATCCGGTCGCTGGTCTCGGTCACAGTGTAGGGTGCCAGATCTTCGCCCGCTCGCACCCGGTCCACGTATTCCGCAAGGCCGGGGTCAACGCTCTGCTTGTATTCCTCAATGCTGGCGTTCTGCGCCGGGGTATGTACCGCTGGGTCATCGTTCACCGCCGTCTGCTCTGCCTTTTGTGCCGCCGTTCCCAAGGCTCCCTCCCTGAGGGAGCTGTCGCCCGCAGGCGACTGAGGGAGTTCGCCCCCCAAGGCTTCCCTCTCGGGAGAGCTGTCAGCGCCCTTCGCTGCCTGAGAGGGTTCGTTCCGCTGCACCGTCTGACCGTCCGCTGTCTCCAGCGCCGCGCTCATCCTGCCCAGCTGGGTGCCCACAGCGCCGCCCAGCGCGCCGGAAGCGCCGCCGGAAAGGCCGCTTTCCAGCGCCTGCAAAAAGGTGTCTCGGCTGAACATCTCCTCGGCCGCCTGCGCGTCGCCCAGGGCCGCGTCAATGGCCTTGTCCGCATAGGTCTCCACAAAGGCCTGCATGGCATTGTCAATGCCGCCGGACACCGCATTCGCCACCGTCGGGTACTGCTGCGCCAGTACGCCGTTGTCTGCCACGCTGCGCACCATGTCCGCCAGCTTCCCCGCCAGCGTGTCCTTGGCGTAGTCGCTGCCCATGGTCCGGGCAAGGTCTGCCGCGCCCACGCTGTTGATGGCCCACCCCGCACCGAACTTTGCAAGGCCGCCCACCAGCGTCTTGCCCGCGCTCTCGCCCTTGTCAACGCTCTGGCCCATAGCCTCCGCGCCGCCCTGGGCGCTCAGCACCGGCAGCACCAGCGCCGGGCTGATGCCCGCCACTGCTAGGTTCTCCGCCGCACTGGTCGCAATTCCCATTGCCGTCTTTGCGGTCTCGTTCATGCCCGCTGTCGCGCGTTCGGTGTGCTTTCTGCCGTAATCGTACAGCTGGTAGCCCACGCTCTCGTCCTTGTCAACGCTCTCGTTCGTCACGGTCCCGGCCACCTTCTGCCGCATGCCGGTGATCTCGCTCTGGCTGTACCCCATGGTCCGCAGCTGCTCGTCCGTGTACTGCGGCTTATAGTCCATGTCCACCGCCGTGATCATATCCTTCAGCTGCTTTGCCCGTTCATCTCCTGCAAGGCTCTTGTCCAGCGCACGTTCATTGGCGTTCGTGCTCCATGTATTCCAGATCGCCGTTCCGAGATTTTCGCCCAACTGCGGACTGAACGACGCCACCGCTCCGCCAATGCCCTTCCATGTGTCCGCCGAGCGCCGCACGGCCTTTTCCGCAGCAGGCAGTGCGTCGTACTCGGCAATGTACTGCCGTGCCTCATTGATCTGCTGCTGGCTGTACCCCTTGGCCATCAGCTCCGCGTCGGTGTACGGCTTCTGGGCCTTCACAGCATTGTCGCCGGTGCTGCTGCCCAGTGCAGCAGCATCCTCCACGCCGCTCTTTCCCATCCGGATCAGGCTCACCAGCGTCCGGTGCTGCGGGTCTGCATCCATCCACCGGTTCAGCCGTGTAAAGTCGCTGAATTTATCTTCGTCCTCCGCCTTCGCCGTGTGATCCTTGATGGCCTGCGCCCCCTGCGCCAGCACGCCCTCGCTGCCGTTGCGCCGCCGCTGTGCCGCCTTCTGGCTCTCGTTCGCGCCCCGCACCACCGCCGCCGGGGCACCGCTTTCTGTCTGCAGCCACTCCGGCTGGTTCTGCCGCTTCACCGTCGGCAGCTTTTTCCCCGTCTTTGCCGTGGCCGCCGCGGTCTGGGTGCCGTCCATCTGTGCCAGCACCCGCGTGCCAAGGCTCGGCGTTGCCGTGGTGGTGGTCTTTTTGCTGCCTGCCGTGCCACCGCTCTTTGCCGGGCCGGTCGTCTTTGCGCTCGTTCCGGCCTTCACCGTGCTCAAGCCCGTTGCCAGCGGAGCACCCGCCGTCACACTTTTCTCCGTGTTCAACCCCGCTGCCAGCGGAGCACCTGCCGTCACGCCCGTGCTCCCGCCGCTCTTTGCGGTGCTGGCCGCCTTTGTGTTCGTGCTGGCCTTTGCTGCCGCAGCGGCCTTTTTGCTTGCATCCTCTTTTTCCAGTGCTTCGCGCTTTCTGCGCACCTCGTCTACGCTCCAGCCCATTTTCTTCTCCTTTTTACCATCCCATCACGTTGGACACCCGGCTGATCACGTCATCGCCGAACCCCAGCCGGATCAGGTAGTCTGCAATTTCGTCTGCGCTCTTTCCCTGCTTTGTCATGCTCTGTGCTCTGGAAAGCGCCGTGTCAAAGCTGTTTCCATTGGTGCCGTCCACCGGCTTCACCGTGCCAAACACCGCCGGGCGCTGTAATACGCCCGCCAGCTTGCTTCCGGTGCTCCCGCTCCGGGCCGCCGTCCCGCTGCCGCTGCCTGTTCCTGTCGGTGTCAGCCACCCCGCATCCGTCAGTGTCTGCTTGTAGAACGGGTACAGCGGGTCAGTATCCTTCATGTTCTGGAACTTCGTCGCCATCGTCTGCAGCTGGGTGTTGGTAAATCCCGTTCCTGTTTTTCCTCTGCTCCCGCTGCTCTTGGTGCTCCGGCCCGTTCCGCTGCCCGTCCCAGTGGTCTTGTACTGGTTGCTGATGGCCAGCTGGCTTGCGTACTTGGCAATGTCTGCCTGGTTCAGCCGGTTCGTCACCGAATCGAAGCTGTCCAGCGCATCCGTCCCATATCCAACCGCCCTTGCAATGGTCTGTCCCAGCGTCGGTGCGCCTGCAGTCGTATAGTCCTGTGCTTTCATCAGATAGTCCAGATTATCCTTGTCCGTCTGCGAAAGGCCCTTCCATTCGTCAAACATGTCGTAGCTCAGGTCGTAAGGTTCCAGAAACTTGCTGATGGCAGCTTCCGGCACGCCCTGGTCCAGCATCTCATATGCCTCCTTCAGCGCCGCATTCTGCTGCACCGTAAAGTCGCTCACGCCCTGCAGGTTGTCAAACATGTTTTCGTCCATTCGGTACATTTTCAGAATGGCTTTTGCGCCGTCCACGTTGCCGTTCCGGTATTCTTCCTTCGCCTGCACAATGGCGTTCGCCTTCTGCTGGCTGTAACCCATGTAAGCATTATAGGCCTTGCCCACATCGCTGCCCACATTCTTGATCACGTTCCACACGTTGCTCAAAAAGTCGCTGTTCTCCTGCCGGGCCTGCTGGGTGCGTCCGTACCGGTAACTCCGCCAGTCTGCTGCGTTCTGCACGCTTCCGTCGTGCTCATTGCGCGCAAGCTGGTCCTGCGTCAGCAGGTTATTCAGCTGGGTTCCCTGGCCCGCCAGCTCCTGCCGCCACTGGCTCAGCGCGTCTGCCCGCGCCTGGGCGTACACGTTGGCGGTCTGGCCCGTCTCCCCGGTCGCCGCCTGCTGTGCCGCGCTCTTGGCCCAGTCCGTGCCGTACCCGCCGCTAAGGCTGTTTGCCACCTGCTCGGCCGCACTGGCCCCCGCGCCCGCGTTGCCAAATAGGCGGCTCAGTGCGCCCCGGTAGGTGCCATTCTGGCTGTCAAAGCCCAGTCCTGCGCTGTTGGCACTGTCCATGCCCGCCAGCGCGTTCTGGATCCCTTCGTCGTAGCGGTTCTCATACGCCCCCGGCATGGCCGCTTCCGCCTGTGCCTGCTGTTTCTGCTGGTCGTTCAGTCTCTTGATGGTCCCCATGCTCTACCTCCATTCTCAGATAAAGAAAAACGGCAGGATCTGCGCCGCAATGCCCAGCACGCTGAACAGCCCGTTCAGGGTGCTGCTCACGTTCTGCTGCCGCTGTGCATAGGCGTTGTTGTACTCGTTCTGCCTGTAGCTCAGGTCGTTGTACCAGTTCGACAGGTCTTTCTGGTACTTGTTGTAGTCATTCTGCTCGGCCTCCTGCAGGCCGTTCAGCTCCTGCTGCAGCCCGCTCTTTTTCGTGTTGTACTCGCTGCGGCTCTGGCTCGTCAGGCTGTCCAGCATCGTGTCCAGGTCGCTCATGGTCGCCGCATAGGCCTTCTGGCCCGCCTGGGTTCCGTAGCTGGAGCCGTACCCGCCGGTCAGTGCGCTGGCACTGGCCTGCGCGTTCTGGTTCGCCAGCTTCGCCTTCTGGGTGTACTCGCTCTTGTACTGCTGGTATGCCGTATCGGCCGCCGGGTCATAGTCGTAGCCGCCCAGATCATCCAGCTTGCCCATCACGTTGTCGATCTGGCCCTTGTACTTGCTCTGGTAGTCGGCCGGTTTCGTCTGTTCAAAGCGCTCCAGCTCGCTCCGCGCGTTGCTCAGTCTGCTCATCTTCAGCTCTCCTTTCCGCTCCGATAATCCTCGCTCATGTTCTCGCTGCTAAGGTTGGTCAGCACATAGGTCAGCTGCTCGTTCAGCTGGTACAGGTAGTTCGTCAGCGCCCGCGCGTCCGCCTCCGGCATCTGGTCGCTGAAGCTCGGCAGGCCGATGCCCGCCAGTCCCGCAATGCTTGCCATTGTCTTCTCCTTTCATCGTCTCGGCACCGCGCCGCTCACCCTTGCCCCTGCTGCATCCGCAAACGTAAAGGCCATGCTCCGCAGCACCATCTGTCCGGTGCCTGCAAATCTCAGCCGCATGGTGTCGTGCCGCCGGGGCACAAAGGGCAGGTTCACCCGCTGGTGGTCCCTCGTCACCGCACAGCTGCTCACCGTCTCCCAGTCCCCGCCGTCGTAGCTCACCGCCACCGTCAGCACCGTGTGGGCCAGTGCATCCATGCGCAGCGTGACCCGGCTGATGTACTTGTCGTCCGGCACGGCAAGGCCGATGTCTCCGGTCACGGCCTCAAATTTCAGCCCCGTCTCGTCCTCGCCGCTCACTTCCCGCTCCGGGTCGGCCGCCCACAGGGCATTGCCGTCCCACAGGTACAGCTGCTGGCCGGTGCTCACCATGCCGGTGCCCGCCGCGCTCTCCTCCTGCCACAGGCCCCGCTCGGTGTCGTACACCAGCAGCCGCCCGCTGCCCGTGTCCGTTTTCCGGTGCAGGTACAGGTAGTACCGCGCATCCAGCTGCCCGCCCACGGCCCGGTCCACCGCCGTCAGCTTCCCGGTGTCCAGCGCGCCGCTCACTTTGGCAGGCAGGCTTCCGCTCCACGCCATCACCCCGTCCGGCGACAGATAATACAGCGTCTCCGCGATCACGCAAAGGCTCTTTGCCGCATTTGCCGCCACGCCCCGGCACCGCACACTGCTCATCTGGTAGTCGCTTGGCTTCGAGCCGTACAGCTTGTGGATGCAGTTTTCCTTAAAAAACAGCAGGTACCCCAGGCAGCTGGCCGCCCCGGTAAATGCGCCGTCGCTGCCCACGCTCACCGCGTAGCTGTCCGACGCAATGCCCCGGTAGCTGTACCAGTTGGTGGGGTCGCCCAGGGCACAGGCATAAATGCTGTTTTCCTCCCGGCTGCATCCCCACACCCGGTTGCCCTGCTCGGTCACAAAGTCCAGGTCCGGCACCCGCCGTTCCAGCTTCACCGGCGCTGCGGCCGCTTCGTTCTCGGTCACCTTGCCGTCGGCGCTTCGCCAGCTGGTGCCGGTGGCCGTCACGGTCCAGCTGCCATAGTACCGGGTGCTGTCCTCCGGCACGGCCAGCGTCGTGATCACGTCGTCCCCGTCCAGCGTGCTGATGCTCACCTCGCCGTTCAGCCCGGCCGCCGCCGCACTGCATACGGTGCCCGGCATCCCGCTCACCGTCACGGTGTCGCCTTCCTTCAGCACGCTGCCAAGGCCCGGGCAGTGCAGCCGCAGGCTCGTCAGCAGGATCTCGCTCCACTTCTTGTTCTTCGCGCTGTACTTCAGCAGTACGCCGCCCGCACCGTAAGGGCTCTCGGCGTCCCCCTTTAAAAACAGCTGCCCGTCTGCCGGGCTCTCCGGCTCGGTCGTGCCCACGCCGTCCGGCGTGTAGGTCCGGCCCTCGCCGTCGCAGGGGGTCACGGTCATGGTCCCGCCGCTCAGCGTCCACACCGCCGCAAGGTCCGTCAGCTCCCCGCTCACCGTGTCAAAGGCCTTCTTGTCCGGCCAGATCAGCACCTTCGTGCCCATGCCGGTCATGGCCTTCTCGTTGTCGGTCAGCGCGTTTTCCAGCACCACCGCCCCAGCCCGGCTCTCGTCGGCGTCCGGGGTGTACTCCAGCGTGGTCCCCCGGCAGATCACCAGCCCGTTCAGGTGGTACATGCCGTTCACGTCCTGTACCTCCCGCACTTTTTTGCGGGTCGCCCGCGTCTGCAAAGCCGGGTACCCCCGGCCGGAAAAATTCAGGCTGCTGCTCAGCTCCGCCTCGCTGCACCCGTAGGTCTCGTTCACCCCGCCAAAGGCCCGCAGCATCTGCCGCCCGTTCTGCAAAATGTTCAGGTTCCGCCCGTCCGTCATCTCAGTACCTCCACTGCACACCGCCCGCCGGGGCATAGCGCCTGCGCATCCACGCGGCAAACTCCTGCACATAGTCGCTGTACAGCTGCATCTCGTTGGCCGCCCGCGCCACCTCGCCCAGGGCAAGGTCCATCTGCGCACACAGCCAATGCACATACAGGGGTGCAAACTGCTCCGGGGCCAGCAGCTCGGTGTCGTAGGCAAGGCCGTCTGCCCATGCCGTGTCCGCGCCCACGTCGTCAAAGTCCACCGTCTCGCTGCGCGCCACCACGCTCCCGCGCAGGCGGCTGTCGCACTGCCGCAGCCAGTTCTGTTTCAAACTGTCCGAGAATTCATTGTTCGGCCGCATCTCGTCGGCCTGCTCCATGGCCTGTCCCGCCGTCATCTCGTCATCTTCTCCTTCCAAATCAAAAGGCCCCGGCACAGCCATGTGCCGCTGTACCGGGGTCCTCTGTCTCTTTTGTTACACGCGCTGTGCCTGCTGCACGGCCGCCGCCTCTGCTTCGGCATTGCGGGCCATGGCCGCGTTGTCCATCTCTTCGCTGTGGCGCAGCACCTCGGCCACCGCCTTCGGCACCTCCACGTCCACGCCGCGCTGGATCAGGTAGGTCTCGCCGTTCACGCCCACAAACACAGGCGCCTTATAGCGCTGGCTGTCTTTAAACAGGTGGATCACCTCGGTGTCCTTCTCCAGAGTGTCCATGGTGTCCTTTTTTGCGGCCTCGGTGTCCTGCACGGCCGTCTCAGTCTTTTTCACTGCCATCTTCATCCGTTCCTTTCTGTTCCTCTGAGAAAGGCTCCCCCGTCGGGGGAGCTCCGTTTTCGCGCCGCGTCAGCGGACGGAAACGGTGAGAGGGTTAGTTTGCCAGTGCCTTGGCACTGTAGCGTGCGCTGCAGCTCTCAATGCGCACCATGTACTGCTCGCTCAGGCGCTCGGCGGTCTTCACAGCCTTCCAGCCCACGGACGCGCGCTGGTTCAGCGGGTCATCGCCGTAGCCCAGCTGCTTCACGATGTGCTGCATGCCGCCGCCCTCCAGCTCGGTGGTGGCGTAGGCGTGGGCACCCAGCACCAGGGTGCTGAACACCGCCAGGCCGCTCGGGCATCCGGTGCCCTTCCAGATCTTTGCTTCGCTCGACACCACAAAGCGCACGTTGTTGATCTTGCCGATCTCGCCGTTGAAGATCTCTTCCGGGGCCGCGTACTTGTGCGCCTCGATCCAGTTCGGGTCCTTGCGGATGTCATAGCTGGTGTACGGGTGCACGATGGCCACATAGCTGTCTCCGATGGGGTCTGCGTTCTGGGCCTGCAGCATGGCCACCGCCTGGTCGATCAGGTCCACGGTCAGCTGTGCGGTGGCGTCCAGCGTTGCGCGGCTGGTCACGGCAGTCTCCACTCCGTCCGCCACCTTGGGCGCGTAGATCACATTCGTGCCGCCGTTCAGGATGTCGCGCACCGCGGTGTCCATGGTGCGGGCGCCCTGGCTGGCCAGAATTTTGGTGGCCTGCACCACATTGTTGTCAATGGCAGTCAGATCCAGCATGTCGGTCAGGGGCACCCAGCCGCCGTACTGGTGCACCTCGGCGGTGATGGTGGTCACGTTCAGGGTCTGGCCTGCCGGGGTCACGCCTTCTGTCAGCGGGGTGGTGGCCTTCGGCAGGCTGTCGTACCGGCGAAACTCAATGGTCTTACCGTTGTTCGCCGGGATCGGGTAGCTGTCGCCGAACTGGTCATGCACCATCGCAGGCTCTGCCAGATCCAGCAGGGTCTTTTCGTAGTAGGTCTTCATCTCGGCGGTCATGCCGCCGGATGCGGTGGTATTCTGCAGCTGTGCGCTTGCATCCGCAAACATCTGCAGATCCAGTCTCTTTTTGCTCATCTGTTTGTCCTCCTTTAAGGTTTTTATCTTCTCACGCCCGTTGCGTGGGAAATCTCTCACAGCACGATACGCTCGCCTCGCCGTGCCCGCTTTGCCAGCTCGGCCCGCTGCTTGGCGGTCATGTGCGCCACGTCCACCTTCATCTCGGCCGCGCCGCCGGGGTGCGCCCCGTTCTCGGCCGGCCGCTGTGCCCTCTGCTGGATCCGCGCCGTCACGCCCTGCTCCACCTGCTGGGCCGTGCGGGCCGTGCTTGCCTCCATCAGCTGGTCAAAGTAGGCGGCCCGGTACGCCGCTTCCAGCCCGATGCCGCGCCGGATCATGTCCGCCACGCTGGGGTTGTTCAGCACCTCGTCCAGCTCAAACGCCGGGTACTTCACCTTCAGCCGGGCCGCTTCCGCTTCCCACTGGGCCCGCACGGCCGCCGCACGCTGCTGGTGCTCGGCCGCCTGCCGGACCTGTTCGGCCCGCTGCTTCTCGGCGTTCGCCCGCTGCAGCTCGCTTTCCATCCGGTCCATTTCCCGCGCGGTCTTTACGCTGATGCCGCGCTCCGCTGCCAGGGTCTCGTAGTACTCGTCGTTCTTCACCTTGCCGTTCTTCACGGCCTCGGTCAGGGCAGCCAGGTTGTCCGCGCTCTGCACGTCGATGCCATACGCCTCGCCCAGCGCGTCCATCAGCCCCTTCACCGCCGGGTTGTCCAGCACGTTCTGCACGGCCATCTCCGACGCCCGCTGCAGTGCCTCTTCAAACTCGGCCGCGTACTCGCTCTGCATCAGCTGGCCAAAGGCCTTGCGCTTTTCCGCCGGGTCCGTCGGCTTGGGTTCTGGCTCCTTCTGTTCTTCCGGCTTCTCCTCCTGCGTCTCCTGAGTTCCCCCATCGGGGGAGCTGTCGTCCGCAGGCGACTGAGAGGGTTCTTCTGCAGCCGGTGCGGCCTTCGCCGCTCTGCCCGGTCGGCTGCGCTTTGCCAGCCGCTCCTGTGCGGGGCGCAGCTCCGGGGCCTGCACCGCCGGGGCCGCTTCCGCCCCATCGGCAGCAGCACCGCCGTCTCCTCCGCCTTCTGCAAACAGCTGCAAGTTCAGCTTCCCGTCCACCATGTCGGCCAGCTCGTCCGCGTCGGGTTCGCCTGCGTCCGCATAGACCGTGTGCTCTTCCAGTTGCACATGGTCCGGGTAGCTCTGGGCAATGGCGTCCAGCCCGTCCTGTACAAACTCCACCCACGCTTCCACCATGTCGCAGGTGCCGCCAGTGTTCGGCATCACTTCCACCTTCATCCAGCCGTCACCGTGTGCCACAACGCCCAGCGCCAGCAGTTCGGCCCGTGCGGCTTCCTCCACCTCGTTCGCCAGCGTCTGCATCAGCACGCTCACGGCCGCGCACACAATGTCGCTACCGTACTTTCCTGCGCCCGCATGGCCTTCCGCCTTCACGGTGTACTGTGTCTTTCCCGTGGTCCATACCGTTCGCGTTACGCTTGCTTCGATCATCCGGTTTTCCTCCGTTCTTTTATTGCGCCGCAGCGCACATCATACTGCCCATGGCAGCCTTATTCCTTGTTCGGGTTGTTCACGTTCATGGCCCGCTTCGCCGCCTGGCTGGAAAGGCTCCCGCTGCTGTCGCCCACCACGCCGCCCAGGCTGTTCAGAGTGCTGGCCGCTGCGGTCTTGCCGCCGCTTCCGCCCCCGCTACCTGCTGCCGCCTGCCCGGCCGCGCTGGCCGCCGCACTCACGTTGGTGCCGTTCTGCTGGTCGATGATCGCCGCCATCTTCTGCAGCTGCTGGGCCATCTGCTGCAGTTGCTGGTACAGCGTTCCGTTCTGGCTCACCCGCTCCCGCACCTTTTCGATGCCTTCAAAGTCCATCATGTCCAGCGCCGCCAGCGCGGCGTCCGCGTTCGCCGGCGCAAAAAATCCCAGCTGGTAGCACTCCTTCGCCGTCTCGTTCTGGCTAAGGCGGCTGAAGGTGCTCTTCTTTGCCGCCGTCACCGTGATGTCAAACACCGGCTCGTGGTCGCCCAGCTGCACACCGCCCACCATGCCGCCGGGCTGCGCCTGCAGTGCCGCGTTGCTAAAAGGCACATACTCCGTGCCGCCGCTTTCGCCGGTGATGCGGTACACCCGCTGCTCGTCGTAAAACTGCCGCATCAGCTCGATCACCAGGTAGCACTCTTTCGCAAAGGCCCGGTATGCGCTCTTCAGCATGTCGCGGCTCAGTTTGCTGCCCGCTTCCTGCAGGGCCGCAATGGCACTGGCTGCCGTCAGGCCGCTGGTGGTGCCGCCCTGGCTCACGTCCCGGTTGCCGCTGATCTCCTTCAGTTCGCTCACCCGGTCATCCCGGTAGGTGATCAGGTTGCCCTGCAGCCCGCTCACCTGCAGCGGCCGGAAGGTGTCATCCGTCAGCCGTCCCACCACATGCACGATGTCCCGGCCAAAGTCTGCCAGCTCTTCCTCGTTCACGCCTGCCGTGTCGCTCAGCACATACCGCTGCTTCGCGGCCAGCTTCACGTTCTCGTCCATGGCGTGGTTCATCTCGTCAATGGCGGTCTGGGTGTCCTTCATCACGTCGATGTACCCAAAGCCCGCCGGGCTGTCCTCTTCCCGGAACAGCGGGTCGAACACAAAGGGGTATTTCCCGTGGTCGTAAAAGCCCCGATCCTTCATGGCCGGGTCGTTCTCGCTGGCATACAGCACCACCCCGTTGCAGAACTTGCAGTAGTGCAGCACCGTCTGTCCGCCGGGCAGAGCCTTTTTGTAGTACCAGTCCACCACCACGCTCTTGTCGCTGGTGTCCACGCTGTCGTCATGGATGTACTTTGCCACGTCCAGGCTGCTTCCGGTATGCCCCTTCAGCTGCGGGTACTGCCCCTCCAACCGGTCGTTGTTCGCCAGGCTCAGGCTGAACAGGTTCGGGCTGTCCTGGATGTCCTCCACGCCCGGCTCCCAGTACAGCATCAGCACATTCACGCTCCGGATGCTGATGTCGCCCAGGCCCCCTCGCAGCATCGGATCCCAGAACACGCCCTTCACGCCGGTGCCGGTCTTGAGCTTGCGCCACCAGGTGTCGCTGTAGGCTGTCTCGTAGTCGCACTGCTCCAGCACCGTGGGCAGGATCTTTGAGAGCACCTTTGCCGTCTGCTCGTCATCTGCCGCCCTCGGCAGCACGTTCGGTTCCGGGTAATTGTCCATGGCATCGGCGTGCTTGTTGGCAATGCTGTTGAACAGCCACCCGCTGGAAGGCTTCGGCTTGCCTTCCATCATCTTGTTCTTGTAGTTCTTCCAGTGCCCCATGCGGAACCACAGCTCGTTGTCCACGATCCGCTTGTCCAGTGCGGCCTTGCCCGCCTTGTACTTCTGCAGCAGGTCGTTTGCCTGCCGCACCTCGTCCTCGCCGATCGCGTCCGCTTCGTCAAAGGCTCCCTCCCCGAGGGAGCTGTCTGCGCCAGCAGACTGAGGGAGTCCGGTTCCCGGCATCGCTCCCTCCGGCCGTGCCGGAAGCAGCTGCATGCCCTGCGGCATCTGCGCAGGCTGCCGCGTCTGCTGCATCCCCTGCGCCATCATGGCAGCCAGCTGTGCCGCCTGCATCATGCGGTTTTCGTCCAGCGGCATCCCGCCGTCCGGCTGCTGTGCCGGGTCGTTCTTTCTCGCCATGCCATTCTCCTTTCCGGCTTACACTCTCATCACCCTTGTGGGGCTCTTGCGCACGTCCATGTCCAGCGGGTCATCCTTCAGCACCGGTACGCGCTCGGTCTTGCGCGGGCTGATGGGGTTTTCCATCAGCACATACCGGCACTCGTCGTAAATGTGATCCTCCTGTGTGGTGTCGATGTCCTCCACGTTGCTCTCGTCATACACCAGGTTCGGGATGGTCCGGATAAAATGCTTGCAGGTGTCGAATACCTGGAACATCGGCCGGCCCTCGGCGTCAAAGGCCAGCCGGTAATGGAACTGCATCTTTCCCGCAAGGCGGGTGTGGTCGCCCGGTGCCCAGAAAATATAGTTCGGGTGCTTTTCTTGCATGGCGGCAATGCTCTCGCCCTGGCTCTCGTTGAAGATCGCCGGGTCGGCCACGCCCTGGATGTGTCGGCCCCGCAGCATCGGGTCGTTTTCCTCCGCCTCTTTGATCATCCGCGCCTGCTCCACCGGGTTGACTTTCGTTCCCTCGTTGGGCGTCCCGGTGCAGCCGTACAGCTCCTTGATGCGGTACAGCCTGCCCTCTTCGTCCGCCGCGTACCATCCCACCGAAAACGGCTTTGCATAGCCAAAGTCGTACCCGCGCCAGATCTTCCAGTGCGCCGGGATGCGGAACGGCTTGATGACGTGGGTCCATCTCTGGTCCTCGTAGTGGTCCGGGTCGTTGCGCCATTCGGTGAACACCTGCCCGCTAAAACTGTCCCAGCTGCCGTACAAAAGCGCCTGCTTCTCCGCCTCCGGCAGGCTGGCCAGGTTGTTCAAATACCCCGGGTCGTTCTTCAGCAGCGCCGGGTTGTCAAAGATGGTCGATGGGATAAAGATGCGGGTGCGCCGCAGCTTTTCCACGCTGCCGTCCGGCTTCTTCACATCCACCAGCTGCACCATCCGGGTGCCCGGTGGTGCCGGTGTGATAAACCGCGCCTTCACCCATCCGTGTCCGATGCCGCCGGGGTTTGCCGTGGCCCGGATGTACACCTGTGTGCCCGGCCCGCTCGGTCGGTTGCGGCTCATCAGGTAGCTGTACTCCTCCCATGTAAAGTGTGTCAGCTCGTCCACCCCGATGTAGTCAAACTGCTGGCCCTGGTAGTTGTACTTGTCCTGCGTGCGGAACATGCTGCCGAAATAGATCTTTGCCCCCGACGGAAACGTCCAGCAGTGTGTGCTACTGTTGTACCGCGCCGACGGGAATACCGGCTTGTAGTACTGCATGGTCTTGTCGATCAGCTCCCGCAGCTGTGGGAAGGTCTTGCGCAGGATCAGTGCCCTGTAGTTGGGCACGTCCACCTGCCGCAGCGCCTCGATCACCAGCGCGTCGCTCTTCCCGCCTCCGGCTGCTCCGCCGTACAGCGCCTCATCCTCGCCGCGTGCCATAAAGGCCGCCTGCCTCGGCTGTGGTCTCCATACGATGGGTCTGCCCTTAGCCCGGTCCATCCAGTATCACCTCTGCCTCGTCCTCTGTGCCTCTCGGCTCCATCAGCACCGCCGGGGCGCTCTGGCCGCTGTCCCGGTCTGTGGTGTCCTGGGGCACCAGCGCAGCCGCAGCCCCCGCCGCCGTAATCAGCACCGCCGCGACGTTCGCCGCGTCCCGGTCGGTCATCACCCGGCTGTCGTATCGCTCCAGCTGCTTTTCCAGCTCTTTCCTCTCCTCGTAGCTCAGCTGCCGGTCGTAGCTGCCCGGCGCTCCGTATGCCACAAGGCCGGTCTCCATGGTGTCCTGCAGCGTCTCGTCCTCGCTCTTTAGTTGCACCCCGATGTCGTACTGCCGCGCTTTGGCGTCCTCGTCCAACCGCCGGTGCAGCTTTTCCCGCACCTCGGCCGCCCTCTGGTTCTCGGCCACCCGCTGCTGCAGGTAGCTCACCTGGGCCTTTGCGCCCACAGCCGCCCGCGCCGCGATCTCCCGCGCCGCCTCGACCCGCGCTGCTGCAAATACTCCGTCCGGCTTTCCGGCCTCCTCGGCCATCCAGCTGCGGATTGTGCTCTCCGGCACGCCGTACCTGCGCGCCACTGCGCAGATGGAGTTGGAGCCGATCATGGCCATCACCACTTCGGCACGCACAGCCGCCGGGTACTTTTTGCCCCGGCCCTGCTTCCCGGGCACGGTGTTTTTGCAGTATCTCCGCTTTGCCATCCCCGGTCCTCCCTCCGTGCTTTGGCTCCCAGTCTACCGTCCGGGTCCGCAATAAAAAAACCGCGCACTTTTCAGCACGCGGTTTGCTGCGTTGCAGCACAAACAGGCCGGATGCATCGCACTCAGCCTGTCCCATGCTCCTGTATGGGCATGGCTACACCAGCCCCTCCCGTGCGGCAAAAAGTCCCACCGTGCTCAACGCCTCCAGCTCCTTGCGGTAGTAGGTCGTCCGCCCGATGTGCAGCGCCTCCACCACGTCCCACTCTTTTTCTCCGGCCATGTACCGCCGCACAAGGATCCCGGCGCACACCGGGTCCGCCTCGTCATAGTAGTCCAGCGCCTTCCCGATCACCCGGCCCCAGGCCTGCGTCAGCTCGTCCGGGGTGTCTTCGGCCGCTTCCATCGCCCTGCCATATCGCCGCAGTCCTTTCCGCACGTCCTTTTTCTGCTGTTTTGTCACCCGTACCCCGCCTTTCCGCGCGCTTTTGCGCTGATTTGCGCGCAAATTCAGCGTTTTTCCGCGTTTCGCGCGCAATATGTAAATATAATTAATTTTTTTATCTGTCAGGTGCGAACTTTCGCAAACTTCGCGTTTGCGAGCAAGGCTCCGCAATGAAAGCCCCAGTGGGGCTTTTAAGCGACAGGGCGGTCTTGCTCAAGCAAGATGCCGGGGTCTCACCCCGGCAAGCCCCCGCCTCCGCAGGATTAGATACGCCTGCGGGTCGGTGCTCTCCCAGCCGTCTGGCCGTGGTCGGTCGGTCTCGTACAGCTGCTGCGGGTCGTAGACCATCACCTGCACCACCTCCCAGCCCGGGAAGCGCTGCTCCCACCAGGCTGCATCCTCGGCGTGCTCGCTGCACCCCTGCCGCAGCTGTCTCCGGCTCCACTTGGTGTCGGCTGCCCGCAGCACTTCCGGCAGCGTCAGGTTCCGCGTCTCCACGCACCGGCGCTCACTGTGGCCGTAGATGTACCCTACCGTGCCGTTTTTGCCATCCCCGTCTATGCCCAGGATCTTTTTCACGTCGATCCGGTCCGCGTTGCAGGTCCCCAGCGGCTCATACTCTCCCGTACCCGGCACCCGCCGCCGCCACAGTTCTTCCAGCATCTGGCGGAATTCCCTCCGCTCGGCCGCCGTCAGGCCCTTGCACTCGGCAAAGCCGTGCATGTGCAGCTTCCCTTTCTCTCCGTTCCGCACCGCGTGCAGGCTCAGCTTCAGCTGCCTGGCTCTCTGCTCCCCGAACCGCCGGATCACCGCCGCCTTTACCCGCCGCACATAGTTCCGCACGTCCTGCACGCAGTCCTCAAAGCTCTCCGGCCGGTATGCATCCTCGTAGGTCCCGGTCACATAAAAGCCGTCCTTGTCAAAGTTCGCCAGCACCTTGCGCTGGTATCTGCGCATGCTGGCGTTTTTATTGCGTGCCTTCTGGCCCCGGCTGCTCTCCTTGTGCTTCCTGCCCCGCTGCCGGTGCTCCTGATCCGTCACCGCATAGATGCCCACGGTCCTGTACTCTCCGCACTCGTACTTTTTCTCCCGGATCCAGCTCTTCATGGCTCACCTCTTCTTTCGGGCAGCGCCCTTGTCCTTTTCTTTTCCCGGTCCTCACCGTCGTAGAAATAACGGGTATACAAGCTCCCTCAAGCGCCCGCCCGGACGCTTATAAAAATAAAAGGTATATTATATACTTTGATAAAGGCTCCCGCCTGCCGCCAGCGTCTGGCAGCACCCGGCAAACTTTATGCTCGTCCCGTCGCCAAAGCCCTCCGGCGTAATTGCCGGAGGGCTTTTCCTGTTCATTTTCTTCTTCTGCTCCGCTGTCCCTTGTGGGCCATCCAGCCTTCCTTTTCGTAGTCGCCCCGGTTCACCTTGTCCCGGTAGATCGCGTTTTTGGTGTACTCCTTCTCGGTTTTCAGCCGGCCCCTCCACTCCCGGTACTTTTCGCACTGGTCATGGCAGGCCGGGTGCCTCCCGGGGCAGTCCGGCTTGCAGCACCACTCGGTCATACCGGCACCTCCGGTTTCCCGGCCGCCGCCCAGTAGCCGTAGCTCAGCTCTTTGCGGCCCCATTTCCGTGCCGCCGCATTGTAGCGGCACAGCGCATGTACGTCTTCCTGCAGCGCGTCCATCTCCGTCTTTTCCGGCTCTTTCGCACTCACGTTCTTCCGCTCCGAAAAGCCATCCCGCTTCTTCCGGTCCTCCCCTTTCGGGATCCGGATGGGCCGCTCCTCTTTCCGGCGCTCCACACATGTCACGCCCAGGCGCTTATTGTGCCCGGCTCGGTGGGCATTCGGTGCGTCCTCTGCCCGGATAAAAAAGCCTTTTTCCACCAGCTCCACCGCGGTGCCTTCGCACACCACCCGGCCGTCGGCGTCCGTCATCCGGTACACCCACACCTTCCGGGTCGTCCCGCCGGGCGGCGCTATCTTTTTTGCCACCGGCCGGATCTCTTCCCGCTCCACCTTCCATTTTCGGGGCCGGATGCCCTTCAGGTGCTGCTTGGCCCACAGTCGGCTCAGGTCATCGCTCCGTGAAAAAACGCCATCCGCTACCAGCTGTCCCGCCTTGCCCTTGTAGGCCAGCTCCCCGGTCTTTGCGTCGTACAGGCTGTAGATGTACTTCATCTGGCCCGCACCTCTCGCAGCTCTTTCCACGCATCCTTCCAGCACAGCCGCCCGAATACCTGCTCCGCTTTCCGCCGGGCTTCCGGGTCGTCCATCTCTCGCATCTGCTGGTTCTTGTACTGCTCAAACCCGACGCAGCATGCAGCAAAGTCCCGCACCTCCGGTACCTGCGAGCCGATTTTTGCTGCCAGCAGCCTGCAAAACCGCTTGCGCGTGATCTTTCTCTTGTCCTTGCTCATACTTTTCCTCCGTACAGTTCAAACTCCACGCCGTCCTCGGTAATCAGCGCCCCGCCGTCCAGGATCTCCGTGATCTGCCGCAGCCGCTCAACCGTGATTTTCCGTGTCCCGCCGGGCTCCGTCCACTTCTTCGCCGTCTGCGTTTTCACGCCCGTCCGCTCCGCCAGCTTCCACACCGTCAGGCCCCGGTACTTCATTGCTTCCGTCAGTGTCATCTCGTCCGTCTCCTTTGCCAGCTGTCCGGTGTGCCGTACTGCAGCGCGGTCACTTTTTTCTGCCGTTCTTTGCCAATGCCAAATTTTTCGTTCAGGGCAATGGTCACGCATGCGTGGGTAAAATCACTGGCGTTGTTCTGCGCCAGCGTGATGCTGTCCTCCAGGCTCATCTTCTGTTTCACAGTCTCTTCACCGCCTTCCGGTATCTCTCATACAGCTGCATCCACTCGTCCAGGCTCAGGCTCTTGTCCACCGAGGCAGCCTCCAGCACCTTGTGTGCGTCGCTCTCCCTGCTGCGCGGGTCGTGCCAGTCCAGCTCTTCCAGCGCCGCGTCCAGCTTCTGCTCGTACTCCTGCTGTGTCATTCGTCCTGTACCTCTCCCTGCCGCGTCAGCAGCTCCGTCATAAAGGCCGCCTCTTTGCCCTCAAACCGCTGCATCGCCTTTGCCTCTCCGTTCAACAGATCCAGCAGCGTGCCCTCCATCATCTTCCCAAATTCTTTGCAGCACTGTCCGCGCAGCCGCTGCGGCACATCTCGCAGGCTGCTTGCCGCCATCCCGCAAAATCCCATCGTCATTACCTTCAGGACATCTTCCTCGCTGCATTCTTTTCCTTTTACGTTGGTCAGGACTTTTCCGCCCGGCACCGTCCTCACCGTGATCTCAATCGTACCCTTCATAGTTCTGCTCCTTTTCTCTTCACGGTTCCCCGTTGTCGTTCGCCCAGGCAAGCACCTGCGCTCTCGCTTCCGTCAGTGCTTCGCACAGCAGGTTCGCGGCGTCTTCGGCCATCCCGCTGGGCAGGTCGTTCACCACTGCAAGGGCTGCATCTGCGTCAATGCGGATCTGATCACAAAGCAGCGTGGCCCGCTCCCAGTCCTTTACAGTGTCTTTTTGCATTTGCCAAACTCCTCCACATGGTACACCCGGAAGTCGTCGCACTCCGGGTGCTGCTCCCGTGCCAGCTCCTGCGCTCTGGCTTTGGCCACGCCCTGGCTGCTGCCGCCCACCAGCAAGGCCGTCTGCAGCCGCAGCGGGTAGCCGTCCCGGCTCATCTCAATGTGCACACGGTAACGCATCCTGCTCACCCCACCTTCCGCTTTCCGGCTTTCACGGTGTTCTCCGGCTGCCGGTGCTCCCGGGGTCCGGCCTTTTCCTCCTGCTCCTGGGCCGCAAAGCCCAGCCGCATAAAAAGCACGGCCGCCAGCACCAGCACCATGGCCGTCACAAACTGCCCGTCCGTGATGGGTGCGCCCACCTGAGCGTTGCCTTCCAACCCCATGCCGCACAGCAGTCCGGCGCAAAGGCTCCCAGCTGCCAGCCAGTGCCATACTGTCGATTTGATTCGCATTGCAAAATACCTCCGTTTGCGTTATACTTCTGGTGATAGCGGCCCTTGTCAGATCGCTTTCACTCGGAGCCCACCGGTGTTCTCAGCACCGGCGGGCTTTTTCATTTTCTCCAGCGCGGCGTTCTTGTCAATGCGCCAGAGCTTGGGGCCCACCTTAGTGGCGGGCAGCATTCCCATCCGGCACATGCGCTGCACCGTCTTGGGGCACACGCCGATCAGTGCGGCGTACTCGGCCGGGGTCAGGTACGCGGGCAGCTGCCGCGCGTCCCAGACCTTTGCCCTTGTGACTGTCCTTTTCATGGCTTTTGTCACTCCTCCTGTTCTTCCGCGATCTGCAGCACCCGCTGCAGCCACTCGGTCTTGCTTTTCACATCCATTGCCAGATACACATCCTCGTGGTCCGTCTCGTCCAGGTCGTGCACCAGCTGCTTGCACACCGCAAGCAGCTCGTCGCACATCGCCAGCCCGGCTTTTACCATCCATTTGCTGCTCAACAGCATCGGCCGTCCGGTCTCGGTGGGCTTCTCCCCGGTCGGCACCAGCCGCCCCGCCGGGGCATTGTTCCGGTCGGTCATGCGTCCTCACCTCCCAGTCGGATGCCCCACTCTGCGCAGATGGTCTCGCACACCGGCTTTGCAAAGCCGATCAGCTCATCCCCGCGTGCAGCCGCCAGCACTGCCGTGCCCACGATGCCGCTTATATAGCCGTACTGGTACAGCTCCATTGCCTTCCAATTTACCGGCAGCTCCTGCAGCAGGCCTTCCTCGTTCACGATCAGCCGGATGCTGTCCACCGGCTCCCGGGCCCATCCCGGTTCCAGGCAGCAGTCTGCCGTCTCGATCAGGCCGCCCACCAGCTGCTGGAGCGTCTCCAGCTTGCAGGTGTCTCCGTCGTCGCACCGGATCAGGCGGCCCGTGCCGTCTGCTCGGATCAGGATCATGTATCGTTCCATCTTCATACGCTCCTTGTTCTGTCTCCCTTCTTTGTGCTACAATCAGCAAAAAGAAAGGATGTGTTTTGCTTGTTTTCCTTTGATTCTCAGACCATCGCCGCTATCACTTCGATCACCGCTCTGGTCTCCTGCCTTGCCGCTCTGCTCAATGTGATCATCACATGGCTGGCAGCGCGTTTCAACAGCCATGCAGCTTACCGGCTGGAAGCCTCCAAACTTTACTTCAGCGCCCAGTCCGACGCTTTTGCAAAATTTATGGCTGCCGCTGCGGCCTTCCGTGCCGACCCTTCTGCCGAAAACTCTCTGCTTCTCAACAGCGCCCTGTCCTGCGCTGTCCTCTATTGCACCGAACCTTCCCGCGAGGCTCTCAGCCTTTACGGTCAGGCTCTTGTCGAACTTGCGCACGACCGTTCGGATTCGTCTGTCACCCGGCTCACCCATGCGCAGGTCTCCGCCCAGATCGCTATGCAGCAGGAGTTGTCAGCGCTGCGAACCATAAAGCTGAAATAATGGCCGCTGCCAGAGCGCACAGCACATAAGCGATCATCGCCATGTTCCAGCTCTTTTCAACGCAGCTTGCCAGCATCAGCCCCATGCTCACCAGCAGCAGCAAAAATTCCAGAATGAACCCTGCCACCATCTTCTTCACCTCCTTGTTCCGTCTCCCATCCGGCCATCTCTTTCGCGCTACGATTCCTTACCCGGTTCGTCCGCGATGATCTCCCGCAGTTTGCTGCGTAAGTTCTCTGCCAGCATTTTCCGGTATGCCCTGTCCTCCCGCTGCCACGGGTTGTGCATGGTTCCATACCAGTCGTTCAATGTTGCACACAGTTCATCCAGCGCCGCACACAGCGGGTCATCCTCCACAAAAACTGTGGTTTCGTCCCTGCTCTGCCCTTCTGGCAGCAGGCAATCTCGGTATGCTGCAGTAAAGCTCCGGTTTCCTTCGTAGTTCACAAGCGCTTTTCTCTGTGCCCGCTTCATGCGGGCTTTTTCATGTTCCATCTTCTTCACCTCCTTGTTCCGTCTCCCTTCTTTGTGCTACAATCAGCAAAAAGAAAGGATGTGTTTCATTTGGACACCACACAGCTCACTTTAGTTCTGTCTTCACTCACCGCGCTTTTCGCTTTGATTGCACCGTGGATCACAGCAGCCATCAACAACCGCGCCGAGTATAGAAAATCATCTGCTCAACTGTTTTTTCATGCCCGGACAGATGCCTACCAGAATTTTCTCTCTGTCTGTGCGTCTGTTTCTTATCCGCTCAATTTGCAGGACACTCAAAAACTGCTCGATGCTTCTTCCCGGGCGCTGGTCTTGTCTGATACGCCGTTGCAAACTGCTATCAGCAGCTATACATCCGCTTTGCTTTCCTGTCCCGCAAAGCCTTCTGAAGCTGAGCTTCAGGCACTGATCGATGCAAAATCAGAACTCATTTTTGCCATGCAGGCCGATCTCAACTCATTTCGCTGATCCCGCGATCAGCAGCATTTCTGCTGTTGCAGCCACACTCACCGCCAGCGCGTACCACACATACCAGCGCAGCTGTTCTTTTGCCGTCAGTCCCATCAGCACCGTGCCTGTCACCATCCCGATCCAGACCACTGCAATGCAAACCGCCACCATCTTCTTCACCTCCTTGTTCCGTCTCCCATCCGGCCATCTCTTTCGCTGCTTTCAGAATGATTTCTGCGTTCTCCGCGATCACGCCGGAAAGCTGCTTGTTGTAGGCGCGGTCAACCGCAGCCATATCTCTTGCCGCCATCCATGCCGGCAAAAACGCCCACAGAAGCTGTGCTGCTTCCAGTGTCCGGTTCCCGTCCTTGTGTCTGTAAATTCCAAGTTCGTTGTAGTCCCTGCTCTGCCCTTCACCGGCAGTGCAGGGGCTTTTTTCGTCCGCCATCCTCTTCACCTCCTTCCGTCCTCCAAAGCTCCCCCTCTCGGGGGAGCTGGCGGATGATCCGCAGCGTGTTGTACTTCATCTTGTTTTCCTCCTTATTTTTCATCCCACAGGTCCAGCCCGGTAACTGCCAGCAGTACGCCAAAAAGCACCATTGGCGGCCAGTCCATCCACCATCCTACGTTAAACACCACTGTCCCGATGGCTTCGATCAGCAGTGCCCACAACATCCTGCGGTTCATGCGCTCTTGCCTCCCTGGGCTGGTTGGCTCTGCTTGTGCAGCTTCTCTGCATCTGCCAGCCCTTTTGCATAGCCCAGCGCCAGCGCCTGCATCTTGTCCGGCAGCTTTGCTGCCGTGGTCAGTAATTCTACCATCCGTGTGGTCTCTTGACTTGACATCATCTTTTTACACCTCCCGTTCAGCAAGTTGTATCTTGCTGTTAGCACTATAATAATTGCTATCAGCAATTTTGTCAAGCGATTTTCCCGTTTTTCTTGCCATTAGCAAGTTTTTGTGCTATCATTCATTCAGGAGGTGATTCTATGAAAGACCGTTTAAAGCTTCTTCGCAAAACACTTGGCTTGAATCAGGTTGACTTTGGTGCGCGTGTTGGCATCGGCGGTACGGCTATTTCCAAATTTGAAAATGGCACAAACGCTATTTCTGATTCTCTCGTGCTCCTGGTTTGCCGTGAGTTCAACGTCAACGAGAACTGGCTGCGCAATGGTAACGGCGAAATGTTCTCCCGGCAGTCCACTGACCTAATCGAGCAGCTCACCCAGCAGTACAGCCTTGGTCTGTATGGGCAGCAGCTGCTTGCCACCTATCTGCAGCTTTCAGATGCAGACAAGCGCGCTGTGGAGCGTTTTGTATCGCAGCTTACCGCCAATGTCCAGCAGGCAGAGGATGCGCAAACCGTTCCTGAAAAGGAAAAACTTCTTGCCGAGTAGTCTTTTATCGTCAGTCACTGCGGCACAGGTAAACAAAAAAAACGGCTCCTGTGCATCGCACAAGAGCCGTTTTTCTGTTGCGTAGGCAACAAAACAAATTTTCTGTTGAATTTTTGGGCATTTTGCCATTTTCCCATGTGGTTTCTTCCTCTATACTCAAGTAAAAAGTTTGGAGGAGATACCTTTGCTTTTGTACTATTTCATTGGCGGCTCTGTTGTCTTTTCCCTGATTGCTGGCTATCTATGGGGTAATAAAACCGGACATCAGCAAGAGCAACATTCACGAGAAGCAACCGCTGTCAGTTTGGATGCTGAAATTGCTCAAAAGAAGCAATGGATTGAAAAGTTGACGGAATCATACGAAACTTACAAAAAACTCGAACAAGGTGCCGAAAAGAACCTAAACCTTGAAACCGAACGGCTTTTGAAAATCCGAGATCAGCAGCTTCTTGCTCGCCAAAAAGATTATTCTCAGAAGATTGCTTCATTAGATGACACAATTTCCAGAAAACAGCAGGAAATTGACCGTCTTAATGCAATGGCAGCTGATGCTCGTAATAATTTGGATGTCCACCGTCAGCAGGCATTAGCTTCTCGTATGGCTGATCTTGATTGTCAGGAACGTTTTCTTACTGAACGTGAAAAGCAATTAAAAGAAAATCAAGCCATGTTGGATTCCATTCTGCATGCAGAACACGCCGATACTCCCTACTTTGCCAAACAATTTGCCGATTGCCTTTATTTGATTGATCTGAAAGCGGCATCCGATCTGGAGAATAAAGCGCGTCCTGCATTTACCGCTGCTGAAAAAGTCCGCAAAATCTCCAGTCAAAAGCGTGCACTCCAAGAGCAATGCAAACTACTTGAGTATCAGCTTTTCCTTTACGAAAGTGTCTTTCCATGGCTTTCTGATTTTAAAGAGATCAGTGCAGACGATCTGGCATCCGTTGCAAACATTGCTGCTGCTCCAGAAAGCGAATATTCAACATTGAAAAATTGGCTTTCACCACAGGAGTACCAGACGCTTTCCGAAACAGACAGGCTTCAGCTTGCACTTGATCGGTACTCTAGTCGGCAAAAAAGCAATTGGCAGGTTGGCATCGAGTATGAACGTTATGTCGGTTACTGTTACGAGCAAAAAGGTTATAAGGTTCGCTATTTTGGTGCAACTGAAGGTCTCGAAGATATGGGACGCGATCTAATCGTTTCAAAAGGCAAAAAGCTTTTTGTCATCCAGTGTAAACGCTGGGCCAGTGAAAAAACGATTCACGAAAAGCATATATTTCAGCTCTATGGAACGACCATTTTGCAGGTAATGGAACACCCTGAATGTCAGGTTTCAGGAGTATTTATCACAACAACTTCGCTTTCTTCCCTTGCAAAATCTTGCGCCAATTATCTTCATATTGCTGTTGTTGAAAAATTTCCTCTCAAACCATATCCGCTTATCAAGTGCAACATTTCCAGAGATGGCGATAAAATTTACCATCTTCCGTTCGATCAGCAATATGATCGTGTAATTATAAATCCATCTGACGGCGATTGCTATGTGTCCACTGTCCAAGAAGCCGAATCAAAAGGCTTTCGCCACGCTTGGAGATGGCATGGTTCTTAATTTTGAATTATTGCATCTACGGAATATCCTTCTAATCTCCAAAAGCCTTACAGCTTGGTATCTTCTTACTCTTTTGTAAAAAAGCTGCAAATCAGTTTTTTCCGTTGCAACCGCAACATTTCGTTGTTGAATTTGTTTACAATCGGCGGGTCGATGCGTATGATAATATCAACGGAACCCGCTAAGCCTCTGGGTGCAGTTTGCATCTACGCGTATCATGGCGGGTCTTTTTTTATGTCAATTTTTATGAGGATGTTTCAACATGGCCGAGCCAAAATCTTTTTGCACTTATGAACAGCAGCTTCAGATTCTGAAGAACCGCGGTCTGTCTGTCCCGGATGAGTCGCTGGCTCTCCGAGGGCAAAACAAAAGCCCGCCGGGCGCAAAAGAAGCATAAAAAATAAAGCCCCTGACACAACGTGTCAGAGACTTGAAAGGATCTTATGTTTGGTTTCAGGCATTCAAAAGAGCCGCCGTATCTTCCCAGGGAAGTCGAGCCCGGCAACATCGAAAGCTATATCCAAAACCGTCTGGATGACCAGATCATGTGGTACGATCAGAAGGCGCAGCAGGCGCAGAATACTTATAAGCGGATGCAGTTTTTTGAGCTGATCGTTGCCGCTGCCATTCCTCTGCTGGCCAATTATACCGTCAGCTGTCCCGCCATTGCCTTCATCGTCGGGCTTCTGGGTGCCATCGTCACCGTGATCGAGGGCACCGAACGCCTTGGCCGCTATCACGAAAACTGGATTGAGTACCGTTCCGCCTGCGAAACGCTCAAGCACGAGAAAAATCTTTACCTCATGGGCGCGTTCCCCTACGGCACCGACGAAACCGCCGAGCAGCTCTTCGTGCACAACATCGAAAATCTGCTTTCTTCTGAGGGCAACAAGTGGAAGTCCTCAAATTCCGCAGTGCTTTCCCCAAAGGAAAAATCTCAGTCCGGCACCGGCTCATAGGTTTTTTCAAAGATATCCGGCTTGCACGGATAACGTTCTCCGTTTACGCCCGTGATGATCCAGTCTCCCGGTTCCGCATGCATCACACCTTCCAGTGTTTCAATGTTCATTTCCCGGTCGGTTTGGTATGCATCTACGACCACCGGCTTTTTTCTGAATTTCATAAGCTTCTCCCCATCAGAAAGGACGTTTCAATGCCTGCTTTATACCCTTATCGCATTTTCATCAGCCACGCATGGAAATACGGCGATGAATACAGCCGCATCGTCTCCATGCTGGACAATGCGCCTTACTTTTCTTACTACAATTACTCTGCCCCGCAGGAAAAGCCCCTGCAGCTTTCCTCTGCCTGCGCCACCGATGCCGAGATCGGCCGTGCTATCACCGCAAAGATCAAAAACGCGCAGGTCGTTCTCGTGATCGGCGGTATGTACAACTTGTATCACAAATGGATGCAGTACGAAGCAGACGAAGCCCTGCGCATGGGCAAGCCCATCATCGCTATCATGCCCCGCGGCGGAGTTTATATGCCCGTCGAGCTTCAGGCAAAGGCGACCACACAGGTCGGCTGGAGCTCCGTTTCTATTGTAAATGCAATTCGTGCTCTTGCCTGATCTCATTTTATCATTTTCAGATTTCTCCTGCAAGCAGCACGGCGCTTAGCCAAAACAAAAGCCCGCCGGGCGTTTCCGGTGGGCTTTATCTGAAGCTCTTATTTCAAAACGAACTGTACTGCAACCGACAATGCAAAGGCAATGCCGGACGCCCACCAGATCATTTTGTGGTTCTTTCCTTCCGGCAGGATCGCGTTGATCAGGCCGATCAGAAATGCAATGGCACCCACCGTTGCAAAGTTGAAGGTCAGCAATGTTGCCATCGCTGCATTTGCTACGGTCAGCGAGAGGTTGACGTTGATCAGGCTGAAGATACCAATAAAGATGCCCATGATGGAAAGCACATTTCCATACACGTTCTTCTCAATATTCTTCACCGTGTCCACTTTCTTTTCCAGATCCGTCACATCATCCGCCAGCGTGCCGCGGTATGTGCTCATGCCCACAAAGGCATCCTCATTCTGGAATGCGCCGTTGTACGGTTTCTCCACCGGCTCTTCCAACTGGATGAACACCAGATAACCGATGCCCTTCTCACTGTCCAGATGGATCACCTGTTTCGTGGCATTCGTTACCCGGAAAAACACCTTTGATTTGTGTCCCGGCTGATAGATCGGCGCGGTCAGGCTCAGCCCCTGCCGGATGCGGCTGTTGCGCAGCTGCACGGCTGCTGCCATGTCATTCGGCAGATCAAGCGTCTCTGTCGTTCTTACAAACACGGTATCGCCCGGTGCCAGATCCACTTCTTTCTTGGACGTATTGGTGTCCAGAAAAAAGCAGTCGGTTCTCAGGTCGTAACCAATGTTTGTCACCTGTTCTTCATCAAACGGTTCGATCATGGAAGCGCCCTGCTTGAAAAGCTTCTTGTCGATCAAAAGCATAGAACCACCTCCTTGTTGTATGCTACTAATAAAGCACAGTTCCGGCCTGATTTCAAGGGGTTGCTGTAAAAAAGCAAAAGCCCCCTCAGCTGTTCCCAGCCGAGGGGGCCTCTGCCAACCGTCAAATCTGCCCAAAAGAAAAGTAGGAGGTATCATGCAGAGCACGGGGCTGCACCCGCCGCTCCGTTTGTAGTATAAGCTGTTTTGGCGTTTCGCGCAACCCGTCAAAAAAAGAGTGCCCGGCAGTGGTACGATGCACCGCCGGGCTGTAACAAGGAGTAAAATACGAATTCCACTCGTCGCGCCTGCCTCTGTATTGTAGCATGCTTTAGGCAGACGCGCAACCTGTATACCTGGAAGTGTGCAAAGCATAAAAAACCGGACAAATACCGCCGTCCGGATCAAAAAACTCAAGCAGACGAACCGCCGAGGAATCCTCGGCGGTTGAATAAACAAAAACGCCCCGGTGCTGCCAACACCGAGGGCAGAAGGGAAGTGCACAGAATGGCAGCCAACAAAAAAGGAACAGACGGCCGCTACCGCTACCGGGTCAACATCGGCAAGGATGCCGACGGGAAGCCAAAATATAAGAACTTCTACGGCACGACGGCCCGCGAGGCCCGTGCCGCTGCGGAAGCCTACCGTATCTCCCTCGGCAAGGGCGCAGATCCGTCCCAGATGGACGCCACCCTTGCCACCCTGTATGACAACCTTATTGCGGCCAAGCGGGCAAAGGGCATCGGCCAGAAGAGCCTTGACCGCTACGAGGACAACAAAAATCACTGGGGCCCATTGCTGAACCGGCCTGCTGCATCCCTGCGCAGTGCTGACTTCCAACAGGTGCTCAATGCCCTGGCCGACTGGCACGATGGCCAGCCCCCGCTGTCCCACTATACGCTGTCCAACCTGCGCAGCAGTGCAAAGGCCGTCTACGACCTTGCGATCCCGGAGGTGGTACAGTACAACCCCATCCCTAAGACCACCTGCCCGGCAGGCACACCGCCGGAAGTCCGCGAGCCCATCACCGAGGAACAGCAGCGCTGGATCCGTGAGACACCCCACAAGGCCCAGCGCGCCGCCATGCTGATGCTTTACTCTGGCCTGCGCCGCAGTGAGGCCACAGCCCTGACCTGGGCAGACGTAGACCTGCAGGACGCAACGATCACGGTAAACAACGGCTATGACTTCCGTGCTAAGCGCAGCAAGGCCCCCAAGACCGCCGCCGGTGTCCGTGTGGTCAACATCCCGAAGGTGCTGGTGGACTATCTCCGGACGCAGCAGGACGGCTGCCTGTATGTGCTGCACAACGACAAAGGCAAGCGCATGACCGAGCAGGGCTGGAAGCGGCTGTGGCAAAGCTATATGTGTGACCTGAACATCAAGTACGGGCATCAGGGGGCCGTAAACAAGCACGACCCCGCCGGTGTGCCGATGGTCATCGACACCTTCACCCCGCACCAGCTGCGCCACACCTTCTGCACCCTGATGTACTTTGCCGGTGTGGACGTCATGACCGCCCGCGATCAGATGGGCCACAAGGACATCAGTGTCACCCTCGGCATCTATACGTCGCTGGATAAAAAGTTCAAGAAAAAGAAAATCAACCGGCTGGATTCCTACCTGAAAAAGACATGCTGA